GACTCCTCGGCAAGCCGGTCGACCAGGTCGTCAACGCGCTCGGCGTAGGCAGCGGACAAGAGCCTGAATTCTAAACCCGTCAAATTCGACTGGTTTAGAGGGGAACAGCGTCCACTGCAGCTACAACTGGCATGGCGGGCGCTGTTCCAAACATGATGAAACTCTTCGAGAGGAAACCTATGGAAACGGCACAGGTTGGCACAGTGGAACATGGTCCCACCATCAAAAAACGGCACATGTGCCATTCTGTGCCAAAGCGTTGGCACAGCGAAAGTGCCGGAATTCCAACCATATATAAACAAACAACCAATGTTCCATTGTTTTTTATATATGTATTTATTTTTGTTGTTTTGTGTTGTGTGTTATGGGCATGGAACGGCACAGCAAAAAAGGAGGTGAAAAATGAGGGACTACCGCAAATACCAGCCGATACCGACCGAAGACCTGCCAGCCCAATTCGCAGGAATCTTTCACATGCTCGCACTCACCTTCACGCCGGCGAACGACCATACAATCATCACGACCATCACAGGCCACAACCTTGAGCTCATCTGCCAAGGCGGCGGTGAGAACGACCGGCGTAAAAAAGAGCCAGTCGTGGCTGCCGGCTACCAGAAAGCCATCTGGGAACTCCGTGAAGGCCATCTTCGTTACTGTCCGTCACAGGACAGGCTTTGGCGTCGAGACCCCGACATGGCCGACCATGAAGGCGAAAGACTCATCCTCAACAGCTGGCATCCGGTCAAGACCATCGAGGACGAATACCATATCGGCGGCAACGCTCGTAGCAGTGAACGCAACCCGCTCTACTCGGGCGCGATTATGCGCGAGGCGAAGCGGAGCCAATGGTTCGAACAGGTCGAACGCGGCGTACGCTGCGACCCATGCGTATGGGTGCGACGTAATGGTAAAGTCGTCTGCCTGCAGGATGAGCCAGATATCGCGGTCACACAGACTTTCTCTCCTGTCGGTATGGGAAATCAGGCTTTGAAGGACGCGAAGCGCATTCTCGAATGGTTGACGGTGGATGAGAAGTCCTATGCGAATCTTTGTCGCATGTTTGCCACACCATGGCTCGAACCATTCAAACAATTGTCTTACGTCCTGTCCGGGCATGGCGGTGACGGGAAGACGCTGATCGCCCGTCAGGCGTTGCTCGGCGTGTTGGGCGTCGGCAAGGTGTTTCCAGGTTTCAGCGTGCAATCGTACTGCAATGGTGGCGGCTACACGCTTGGCCGCGAGAGCATGAATGATGAGATGGACGGCAAGGCTTTCGCCATTGATGATGAGGCTTGCGCGGTCACTGAGGACATGCTCCCCTTGCTACGTGCCTTGTCGACCGGCTCGCAGGTGAACGCCCGTGTGACTGGTGGCCGTTATCGTGTGATGACGCCGACCGCGACGATGCTGATTCTGACGAACATGCAGTTCGCGGATTCCGCCGAGAATTCGGACGTGCGTCGTTTCATCAAGGTGGAATTCCACCAGTCGAAGGGTCGTTCGTATGACGTATATCATGCGATCGAGGGTTTCTGTCATCGGCATCCCGCAGCGTTCTTCGTGTTGTCGTGCCGGTTGTGGGAGCGGTCTGACGAGCCGGAGATTGTGAATCTGAGTCCTGCGCGCAATATCAGCGATGAGATGTATTGGCTGATCAGTGAGATTGCGTCGAATGAGGAACAGTATGGAGATCCGGTGGCCGTGAAGGGTGATTATCGTAAGGAATTCCATACGACCGTTCCGCAGTCTTTGATGGATGTGCTTGGTTTGGAGAATGCACGTTCTCGTGCATTGCCCGGCAAAGGGCAGCCGCGCGTCGTCCGCGTCGTCAACCGTGACCGTTTCGACGTGTATCGCAAGGCCGCTCTCGGCACTGATGCGGAGTCAATCAAGGATTGGCGTCAGGAAGCCTTGTCGAAGCCGACCCGTGACAGTCTGCATCCGTTGGACGATGTGGGTGACTGTCATGATCTGGCCGGCATCGTCGATGCCGCGTTGGCTGGCCATGTCGGTTTCGCGCCATGCGAGGGCAAGGC